AAACGTGACTCATATACTTCTACCTTTGGTGGTAGAATGTAACCCTGCTTAACCAACTGAGGAGCTGGAACCTGACATATAACCTCACCAAATATATCACTATCATTCATACCTGCCTTGAATGGTGTGAGACTATGCTTAGGTGTGGCAGTAAAGAAGTATGAATGGTCAGCATACATTGAGAAATGCTCTACAGATTCAATGAAGTTTCTCTGAACGCTATTATGTGCCTCATCAAAGTAAACTACATCAACCACAATATCACTCTCTTGTACTCTGTGTAATGAATGGTATGTTGTAAAGATTAACTGATTAGACTCATAACATAGAAAGTTATGGTATCTAATATCAGATACTTTAGTTGAAGAGAAATGCTCGGTCTCACCACTGTGAACGTGCATAACTCTTACATCGTTAAACTCTCCTGTTTCCAAGAATTCAGAACATAGTTGCTCTGCTAATAGGATACGTGGAGCAACCACGACAATGGTTGCAACCTCTTGTGTACGGAATACTCTCTTGGCATCCTCTATCATACACATGGTCTTACCACCCCCAGTCGGCACTATTACTTGGCCTTTAGGGTTCTTTGCCATAGCATCCAGAGCATCAGTTTGGTGTGGACGTAATGGCATTAGTGTTTTGTAACTGAATATATTATACTTGCTTTATAGGATTTGTTCAAGGGGTGATGTGACAGCTGCTATTCTGTCCTGTATGATCTTACAATACTCTTCTGATAGTTCAACCCCAACTGAATTAACTTCTAAGTCTTTAGCTGCAATGAGTGTGGTTCCTGAACCAGCAAAGGGATCATAAACTGTTCCCCCTTTAGGTGTCACTAACTTAATAAGATATTTCATCAGTTCCATATTCTTGACAGTCGGGTGGTCATTTTCAATAGTGCGATTATGTGTTCTCTCTTTTACTGAGCTCTTGGTCGAATAGAAGAATCGACTTGCCGTTCCTTCATCACAGTATGTGGTATCTCCTATGTACCCACCTCCACCAAATACTCCACCACCATACTGTCTACCTTGATAATCCTCTACACCATAGTTTCTATTCCAACCATTACCCCTCTCACCAAACTTAGCAAACTGTTCTTCTACCTCATCACTCCCATCATGTAATACATTACCTGCCCATCTTCCAGACTCTAACCTACTCTCTTCTATATTAATTCCACCCACACCATGCTTCTGAAAGTTCTTAACTATTGTCTTCTCTGATATTGGTTTCTGTGCTAATAGTATAGGTTCATAGCAGGGTTTAAGTCCAGTTCCCCACCCTTCCCAATTAGAATCTTTCTTACCTATATTCTGACTCTTGGGCATCCCTTGACCATATAACCACATCAATACATCTCTAATCTTAAGACCAGAATCTTCAACTGCACATGTCAGTCTATGGAATGTCTTTGATGCACCAAATATTAACAAATATCCACCAGGTTTTAATGGTTTAGCTATAGATTCCCATGTAGATTTCTGAAAGGCAATACAATTCTGGTATGAATCCCAATCATGACCAAGATATTCAATTCCGTATGGTGGATCAGTAACTACGGAGTCAAACTGACCTTCATACGAATCTGAAAACTTTACACAATCATCATTGTGATACTTTGTTACGATCATTACGCAATTCCTTTCTTTGGTTGAATTTCTTTCTTTTTGCTCTTTCCATTCTTTCTAAAGCATCTTCATCAATCCAATCTAACTTATCCAGTATATCATCTTTATTCTGAATTGTATAGTCTTTATCTTGATTAAAGTATTCCACAAATCTTGCTTTTGTCAACATCGTCTGTCCTGTTCCCAAATCAGTATTAGTATAGTCAAGATGTTCATATAGATTAAAAAAACATACCTCTTGTGTTAGACCATTAATCATCAATATCCAGTATGAATCTATTTCTCCATTATAAAATTTCTTATACAATCTATCCCAAGCACACATGTTTGGTTGTCCACGTTTAACACAACTAAACTTAATATTGATCTTATTATTATTAAATAAGAAATCTGCCATGGCTCTATCAGCAGTTGGTTCAGTAAATCTTATCTTGTCCCTCTTCCTAAATTTCTGTACCAAAGTGGTTTCCAAATCTTCACCACTTCTATGACCTTTCTCTTTCTTACCATCATTAGGGTCGAAGTTAATCTCTTCTAAAACAGATGGGAGAAACTCCTCAGTAAGAGAAAGAATATACTGTTGTTCTTCTCTTGAAAGCATGATGAAAATTGTTGATGACCATATTATAACCCACCCTACAGGCAAATGCAAGGTGGGTGAACCAGTTCTTCAACTGTCCCTTTAATAAATTATAGAGCTCCTCGTACAAACCATACAAAGGTATGTATAAGTTCTCATAACTTGGCATGAAACTCACATGATGGCCTTAATAGTTCTTGAGCTCTTTTTATGTCTTCACCACTTAACGGCTCGTAGTCCATGAAATTTTCATGTATATTAACCATCTCTATGTTTTTCATTTCTATGAAATCTGTAAGTCTATTACACTCTTGTTGATTACCAAAGAACTTCTCTGTTGATAAACAAATGACTTCATCAAATACTCTTCTAAACTTATCATTAACATCTGAGTAAAGAGTTTGGCACTCTTTATTATCAATATAATAATAAAATATCTCTAAAGGAGAACTTTTACTCCATTCCTGAGCCATTAAGTGTGAATAAGAATATAATCTATCAACGGGTTCCCGAAATAATAGAATAATCTTTATATTACAATCTAATGATTCTTTTATCTTTTTTAAAAACCTTTCAGAAATCCACCAGTAAGATTGACTAAAATCAAATCGTTGGTGGGCAATATACTCTGAATAATCATATAGTGAGTAAGGTGAATATAATTTTAATCTGCGTTCATTCATCTCAATCATATAATTACAAAATCTTTCACTCATTGACTCTGGATAAAATAAAGGGTAATCAGTTTCATTAGCTAATACTGATAAGTAATGAGGTTCTTTAAATCCTTGGAGACCTAACAACTTCCAGAAAGAGGTAGTACCTGATCTTGGTAAACCAGGACATAGAACTAAAGTTTGTTTCATAATTCTACTTCAGTATCAAGTTTAACATCAAGAAAAAGAAATGTCATAGGTTTATCAGAAAGATTGTGTCCTTGATGAATTACATCCATAACAGGATGACATTGATATTTTCCCTCCTCCCAGTATATTTTTTTACCACGCATCCAAGTCATATAACATTTATCACTCTCAGGAATACTTAAAGGTATTTGTATTCTTTTGTACCTATCACTATAAACATTAGGATCTTTATGAGGGGTGAGAATAGTCCCTCCTTGAAATATAGCATAAGTTGCATATAATATATCACTATCTTCCATAATATCAATAATTCTTTGAGTCATTAAGTTTCTACGAATATTTACATTTTTACGCACAAATTTTAGACCACAAATATAGATCTCCTTATTAGTATATCCTTTAGTGGTTGGAGCTTTCTTCACTGGAAACTCTTTATCTTTAGCCCAATTATATAAATCTATTAAATCTTTATTACTTATCATAGTAATGAATATAGGGATTATGTGGTAGTGTATGATAAAACTTAACTATTGTATCATTCTCACTATATTTTATCTTAAAATGAAAATGAAACTTATCTAGTGAATAATTATCAAATAATCTATCAGAAAAATCAAAGTTATCTATCTCAAAATTATCCCATAATATATCTCGTATCTTAAAATAAGTTTCCTTTGATTGAACTGGCATTACTTCTATATTAATAGAGTCATCAATGAATCTACCATCACCAGTAAAATCACCTGCCAATATAATATCATAATATAATCTCTTAAGTAACTTTATAGTGGAGAGAGTCTTCTTAAAATAAACTGAGTTAAACTTCTTATAGGTATTAAGATAAAAACCACACTTAAACTCAGGAGTAAATGGGATTTTTCTCGTAAAGTATATCAGAGGAAAATCTACATTTATATTAAAATAATCTCGTACACTCTTTCTTACATAATCATCCACAGTCCTTCTTAAACAAGATACATGGATATAATCATGTGGAGATGTTTCATTTTTAGGTGTTATATTAAGTTCATAATCATATAAATCTATATCATAATCATCAAACTTATCCACACAAGTATGGTGTTGATAGACACCACCCTGTGTAATCTCCCTCTCAGCCATTTCATATTTAATCATCACCAATCCTTTGACTTTGCATTAGGCATCCTTTTCCCTGATCCATAATATAACCACATTGTACCAGCATATCTTTTTCCCCTTGTAATTTCATTAACTTGATGATAGAACATCCAATTAGAAGGAAATATAATAATATCACCCATTGAAGGATGATATGATTTATCTGTACATGTAAAAACTAAATCTCCACCGTCATAATCCTTTGCATCACTAAAATAAAAATTACACGTTAATATATTCTGTCTTCTTAGAAACCAATGTGGAAAGATTTCACCAATAATATCATCATGATGATACTCAAATCCTGAGTGTTCATTATATCTTCTAAGAATCATCTCCGAACAATGAAAAGACTTAGTATTATAATATGACCAATTAAAGGCTCTAACTTTACTAGAATACTCCTTTAATCCATCTACAAATATTCTGTCTTGAACATCTTTTATATAAGGAATATCTGGATCAAAATAAGTATCAGCATAATCATTTACAAGTCCATCAGTATAAGGAGAAGACTTGTCTTTCTCCAAACTATCTAATGATTCCATTATACTTAAACAATATTTCTTATCAATAAATGATTCAAGATATAAAATATGATCGGATAGATTTAGATTAAATCTTCCACCTTCTATTTCATTAAGAACTTTTTGTTTGTTATCAGATAATTTTAACACTTTTCAAAAATAAATGTACTGAGTCCTATATCATTTAGAACATTAGTTAAATTCTTTTTAAGATATTTCGCACTAATCTCTAATGTACGAATGTGGGGTGTCTTCTCCTCTTTAGATAGTTTACTCAAATTACCCAACCAATAATCTAAAGTTGGTTTAAGAGCATAATCATAGTGTTCTTCCTCAAAAATTAATTTAAAATCAAACTGCTCAAAAATAGATATTAACTCTTCTTTCCTATACATATACATCATCCAAGCATCGGAATATTTTTTATGAGGGTATCCACTATTTTTCAAATGATATTCTCGTAGTATAATCTTATTAGAACATTCAGATATATTATATAATACTTTACCTGGATTTGATAGATGACAAAATGATTCTATGAATAAACATATATCAAAAGTATCAGTTGGATGGTAATTATGTAAGTCAGCATGTATAGCATCAATAGGTACATTCTGTTGAATGTAATCATACTGAACCTTAGATATAGTAACTCCCGTTATATCACAATTTAAATCTTGTAGTAATGCTTTTGCAGGCCCACCCCAACCACATCCACAATCTAATATCTTTGAGTTCTTATCAATAAATTGATACAGATACTCAACAGAATTGTAAAATATATCTCCTTCACCCCAACCTACATGGTAATGAAGATCTTTACCTATGACTTTCTTCCATACTTCAGGTGAAGTATCATCATAGAATTTATTTACACTTTCTCTAGCAAAGATAGCTTTAGAATTATTCATCTTTTTATATCCAATATTAAATTAATACGATCTTTATCTGTATTATTCCATGCGGTATGCTCAAAGAAATCATTAAAACCTAAACATTTACCGTTTTCCCATTTCTTCTCCTCACCTTTAACACAGAATCTAATATCACCTTCAGGAACATCTAATCCCAAATGAATCCTTCTAATCTTTCTATCTCCTCTATGTAATGGTAGAGAACGACCAGCAGGTAACTTAGCAATCTGCACTGATATAACTTCAGAACGCTCTTCTAAAAATTTAATAGTTTTATTAAAGAATTTAGTACATATTGGGGTGGGTTTTAAATTAGTCTTAATCTCTTCCTCATTTCTTTTATGAAATGACGCATACTTTGGATAGAATATTTTAGTGGCTAATAAGACAGATTCCCATATACTATTCTTATTCATATACATCCCATACCAACTATGAGACTTCTTGTATATGCCAAAATCTTTATCATCCAACGAATCCTTTACTTCCTCCAAATTTTCAATATATTTAGTTGCACGTGCATCTTTCTTCAACATCTTTAACGATCCCTCATGGCCTTTTGTCCAAAATTGAGAGTTTTCATCATGATCCTTATTTACTTCATCAACAAAATTAAATTTATTAAATTCATCAAGAATAGTTAAATAATTATCTTCTAGTATCTTACAAACTTCATACTTAGATGTATCAAGATAACTCATAGTCAATATGTAATATTTTTAAGGGAAATGGTCTCGTAGAAAACTGATATGTATGTTCCTCATTACCAAAATTAGTTAATTGAGGTGAATTAATAGGAACTTCTTTACCTCCAATCTTTAGTATAGCATCTTCTGGGATATTGTCATAGAATATAATATTTCTATAATCTTTATCATAAGTCCATGGATCTCGATGAGGATCTACTGGGCCTAATGCTTCTATGTAATGAACAGTATATATTCTATCATCAGAAAATAATTTAGTCAATTCACCAAATATATCTGATCGTACATACCCACTACCGATATCCTCATACTTACTACTATCTATATCCATATCATTAACTTTTATAGTATTATAATGTTCACATGATACTTGCATATCCTTCTTAACTTTAAGATATAAAAATCTACACTTAAACATTTCTGTATTATTATTCATAATACGATAACTCATTCTATGAGAAAATTTCCTTAAAGTTGGATTATCTCCTGTATCACAGTTATATACAAACCATTTCTCATCATCACAATTCAACTTATCTAAGAACTGTTGAATAAGGTTTTTATTGTCTACTAATTCTTTCATAAACTAACATAATTTTCTAAAAACTCCAATAATTCCATCTTTAAGATCAATGTCATATGATTTTCCTTGTTGTAATTTGGCATAATCTAATCTTCTAAGTTCTTCCTCATTAATAATAGGATTGCCATCAAAACATACAAGATAACTTTTATCATTATCACATACAAATGATTCTTTAACTATCTTACCATCCCAATCTACATTTCTGTCAAGAGTATTAAACCCTATTACTGAAAAATCTGTATCAGCTTTTATTACTGTATACTTATAAAGAAATTCTTTTACATTTAAAAGACTATATCTATCAGATGAAATTGAAGAATGAAGTTTAACTCTTTCTTCATCAAGGGTATTAAATGTCAATTGACCAGAAAGAATATATTGATATAAACTCCGTCTTTCTTCTGGGTGTTCAACTCCAACAAATCCTTTCTCACCAATATCAGCACATAATGAAAATTCATTATCACATTTTGATATAAATTGTTTACAACGTGGAATACTCATAATTCTACCTTCCTCACATTAAGTCTAAATCTTCTATAATTGGTTGCATCACACTTAACAACTTTGCCCACCAAATCTTGGAGATCTAATTTTCCACTTATAGTTTCTGAATTGTTTTTTATAGGTTCCCTTTCCTCATATTCTTTTACATAACGATCCCCATATTTCATCATCAAACTAGACACAAAAGACTCACAATCATAAAGATCTAAATGTTTGCAATCAATAGCCATTGTCTCATAACATTCAATAGGTTGAGGTGCATGTAATCTTGAAAACCTCACTACTATTTGATTGGTATCTGGAAGATACTCCTCGATTTTAAAAATAGATTTCATAATAATATAAAATAATTATTTAAGTAATTGTACCAACTGCTACACTATAATACTGTACCAGCTGCTACACTATACTCCTGATCACCTCTAATTGATCCACTATTGGATATAAAAACATTTCCTGCTTGTGCCATTGTTGCTCTTATGGCATCTCCATTAGAACCTGCTGGACCACCCTCACCTTCACTACCCACTGGGCCTTCCCTAGAACCAGAAGATCCACCAAGTTGAGCAGCAACATTATCTCCTCCTCGGCCTCCATTTCCATAAGGGCCTTCACCACCATTAACACCACCAGGACCACCACCACCAGCACTTTGAGTTGTAGAATTACCACCAGGAGTTCCTGGATACTCGTTGCCTACAGTACCACCCCCTGTTGAATGTGGGTATCCAGCACCAGCACCGCCGCCACCGCCGCTATAGAACTCATCATTATCACTTTTACCGGGATCTCGGACAGAACCCCCTCCGCCGCCACCGCCACCATAACCATTCTGAATTATTCCCCCAGCTGCAACATTCACATTAATAGGACTATATTGAATACCTAAAGCACTACTTCCATTTTCACCACCACCACCATTATTACCAGCACTACCACCACCACCACCATGTCCACCTTGACCAGTAATGATACCTTGTCCACCTACATCCACTGACAGTGCAGTTGCAGCAGGCCATGCTGATCCCGTCTTAAGAGCACATCTATACTCTTCATTGGTTGCTGGCATGGAAGATCCAATAGTTTTATTAACATTAATTTTAACAGTTTTTCCACCTTGCCAGTCTGTTGCATTTCTGGCAGGTTTTGATGTAAAATTACCAACAACATCTACATCATTATCATCATAAACACCGATTGCATCTTTACTAGCCCATGATTCAGCACCTCCACCATAACCTTTGACGACTATATTTAATTGCTTACTATAAAAATGACTAAACTTAATTGGCCCTGACTGAGGAATACCAGCATCTAATGGTAAATTATCAAAAGAACCTCCACTAGGAGTATTATCATAGGTAACCCTATAATTACCCATTCGATTATCAGTAGCAGGTCCAAACTCTGCTGCAATTTCAGTAAAAGATAATGAAGCTCCAGATGCTTTAATCGTCATTTTATATTATTTTTTCAATTATTTATACTTCTTCCAATACCTTTCATCAATATACCCCATAGAATAATGAAGATGTTCTTCCTTGAGAATTAATGTAATATCACCTACAATAGCTAATCTTTCATCATTAAAATTATCATCCATACATTTTGTACGATGAGCTAGACTACTAGGAAAAAGAGCTACATGACCTTCGGGTGGAACAATATAATATGTAGAAGCATTTTCATGATTTATTTCCTTTAACATTCTTTGCTCTTCATATTTAATATCACCAGTGGATCCTAAAAATAAACTATTCTTATGATGAGGATTCTCAAATTCCACGGCATGTGAATTGGGTGGCATATTTACATAATAACAAAATGATACATGACTCGTGGAATGTATATGCCACGGAATACATGCAGTATTTCTCATACGAGATAACCAAGTCTTGGTTACCATATAATTAAAAATATCTTTATAATTTAAAATCTCACAGACATATTTTTTGGCATGTCCTACAATTTCTGAAAAAAGAGGATCTAGAGTATCCTCTAAATGAATCAATGGATTACCCACCTTTTCACTGACAGTATTATTCTTATGTGTATCTTCATAATCAAATTTAGGATAGACTTTATAAAATTCCTCCTTACATTTTTGATGTTCAACTATTTCCCCAAGATAAATGGTCGTGGGGAAAATATTATAAGTTTGATGCATAATATATTAAGAACTTGTTACTAGGCCCCTCCCGTTGTTACTTCATTCCAACCAGTAGTGCCACCAGTACCAGTATATACGTTAATTTTATTTGTGTCAACATTATATATTAGTGCTCCTACCGCAGTAGTTAATCCTGCTCTTTGAGCAGCAGTTACTTTTGGTGGTAACATAAATCTAAATTCTACACTTGCATTAGCATCGTTAGGAGTTGCTCCTGCATCCGCAAAATCAAGTGCAGATCTGAAAGTTTGAGTACCAATACCAATTGATCTAATACTTGCCGTAGAAACAGGAATACTAAGACCATGATTATATTCAGCTGTAGTTGCAATTCCTACTCGGCCTGTTGTACTGACATAAAACCTTGTCTCTCGATGAGGATTTATTTCTAATGCTCTACCATTACCAGTTACAGTAGTGCCGATTCCTACTCCATTATCACTTTGTAAATTATAGAAAGTTGAAAGACCTGCAGTAGAATTAACATTACCTGTTAGATTACCATTTACATTTGCGTTTATTTCATCAACAGTGAGAGTATTGTTAATAATTAAATTATTTCCAACAGTAACATTACCAGAAGTGAAAACAGCACCAGCAAATGTGGATATACCAGAAACATGTAATGGATATTCAGGTTCGGTAATACCAATACCTAAATTACCACCACTGGTAAGAGTCATTAATCTAGTATTATTAGATCCCTTATGCCAGAAGAAATTACCTAAAGTACCACCACGATTAGCAGCATTTAGGTAAAAATTAACATTACCAGTATCATAATTTAATATATCAAAAGATCTTCTTGTACTGTAAGGGAATGATCCACTTTCATTTCCATATCTTATTGTACTCCAATAAGTAGATAAACCAGCAGCTCCTCCATCTAAACGTGCAAACTTAATCTCATCATTAACAGTAGTTACTCCTTCAACCGTAGAAATACCAGTTACATAAAGATCAGTAAATGTAGATACTCCTGTAGTATTAATTCCACCACCAACAAAGTCAGCAGCCGTAACTACACCAGAAATACTAATGGCACCTGTACCAGTTATATTATTACTATTAAGATCTAAGTTTCCACCAAGTTGAGGGGAGCTATCTCCTAAAATCTCTGTACTAATACCCGTTAATGAAGTATAAGGATAATTTGTAGCATCGGTTAAATCAAATGCGGGTGTCGCATCAGAACCACCTAATGATATACTTACACTACCAAATGAAACAGATGAATTATCTAAAGAAGAATTAGGTATTTCAGTAATATTAGAACCAATACCTGAGAATGAAGTAGCTGTTATAATTCCAGTTGACTCAATATTTCCTGTTCCACCGTCAAATGAGATACCTTCTCCACCACTTGAGGGATCGGAACCAATTACTAAATCATATTTTTCATAAGTTTTATTAGTTGCTATACCTATCTTTAAGTCTGTTGCGATACCACTTCTTACAATACCAGAACCTACGGCTTGATTAACAACCCATCCCTCAGTCGTATATCCAACAACATCATTTAAATATAATCCACTACCATAATAGAAATTAGCGGTAACAATACCAGCATTAAGAACTGTATTATTATTAGAGTCTGCTCCTTGAGTTATATCTGTGGTTCCTATCCCAACACTTCCTAAAATTGTAGAGATGCCAGTGGCATAAAAATTACTTGCAGTAACTAACCCTGTTACTTTTACATCATCTCGAAAAGTAGAAGACCCATATACATCTAAATTATCAGTTGGAATGGTAGTTCCCAAACCAACCAATCCAGCTGCATTTACAACAAATTTATCTGTATCAACTTGTATCCCATTTTGAAAATTATAGGATTTATTATAATTTGACATTGATAGCTACATTTTTAGTTATTTATCTGATAATTTTTGTTCAAGGATATCAACCTTAGCAGATAATTCTTTAACTGCTTCAATAAGAACTGGAACCAATTTCTCATACATAACGGCATAAGTACCATCATCTCTAAGAGTTGTAATACCAGGTAGTCCAAGTGCATCAACTTCTTGTGCAATGACACCAGTATCACCCCTACCTTCATAAGAAGATGCAGAGTTCCAATTAAATGTATTACCACTAATTGATTTAACTTTCTCTAATGCCTTTGTTATGGGTGAAATATTATCTTTAAGTCTTCTATCAGAAGTACGGAAAGCAATAATATCATCACTTACCCCAAGTATTCCTGTAATATACACACCATCAAAATCTTTAGGTGATGCAGCTCCTACATGAGTAGTTTCTAGTCTTAAAGTTCCATTATGGTATAAGGATGCACTACCTACAGTATCGAAGGCAGCACTTAATGTAGTACCATCCTCCTTAGTAATATAAACATTATGGTCACTTTGTAAATAAAGTCCTCCAGTTCCAGTTTCTTTTATGACAGAATTTGTAGCATCATGTACAATTTCTAAATCATTATCGGTAGTACCAAAATATAATGCTACACCATCTCTAAAGGTAGTACTAATAGACCCACCAGCATAAGAGAAACCTGTTGCATTACTTACATCACCATAGAATGTGCCAGCAGTTACAGAACTTGCTGCTGATACATTTGCAGCAGTTACAATACCATTAAATCTAGCATTGGTTCCATTTATATCTCCACCAATATGCATACTCAACCCAATACCCACACCACCAGCAACCTCTAATGCACCACTAGTCGTATTGGTAGGATTAGTTGTATCGGTAATCTTTAATGGACTTGATAGATTTAAAGATTGATTAAATTTAACAGTGTTATTAAAGGTTACAGGGCCATCAAATTGTGATAGGAAATTATTACCCTCCCCACCTTCAACAACTAACCTTTTCTTAATTGTTACTTCATCAAATACTCCACTCAATATTGAAGGTAGTTGACCTGTTATAGTTGGAATTGGTGTGTCATAAGTAGTTTCCTCACCAGTTGCAGATGATTTTTTAAGGTTTCCAATATAGAAATCACCTTTACTATTCATACCAGTGTAGACAACTATACCACCGCCTTTCTCTTGGGACTGAGACAAGAACTCTTCCCTTTCAGTAAGTGTTCTGTTCTGAACCTGTGGAAGTGCAGTTGAGTAATTTCCTGGCCCATAACCAAGATACTCAAATGTATGACCAGATGCTCTAAGAATAGATGGTCTTCTAAACTCAACTGCAATTGGTTTAATCTTTTTAATTAAAGAATTGTCATCATGTGTTTGTACAGGAGTTCCCAATGCTCCTCGGATAACGGTAACATTATCACTACCTCCTCCAGTCAAAGTAGGAGAAGCAATTCTCATTATTTCATCATCAACTTGAATATAAGATCCATATGGGAATCTTTCAATAATTCCAGTTTCTGTACCAGGAAGAGTAACTTGTATTACATTATCACTTACAGTAGAAGTTAGGTAAGAATATTGTTCCTCAAATACAGGAGTACTTCTAATTGCTAGATTTTCATTGGTCTTATCAGATACTTTCTCATTCGCAGAGAATCCATGTTTATAGATTTTAGAAGCTGCTAAATTAGCATTAGTAACTGCAGAGAATGAATCTACATCTATTTTTGATTGAACTATATAATCACCTAAATTATTATCACTACTATCAATTACTCTAAAACTATTACCAGCAAGTAATCCATGAGCAGCAGAACAATTAAAGGTAGATATTCCTGAAGTTGCATCATAGGTATCTGATGAAACGGTAATAGAAGGTGCTATTGATAATGCATATTGAGTTGCAACAATATCAGGATCTCCAATAGTTCTAGCAATAGCAACTTGAGTATCACTAGGAGTAGTGGTTATTCTAGTATAACTATCAGTTGCAACACCAACACCAGTAAATTGAAGTACATTACCAATAGTAGAAGTATAATCTTGAGTTCCTGTAGCTACAAAGGTTGCATTACCATCACCACCACCAATAGCAGCAGTATCATAGTATAAAGTAAGTGTTCCTGAAGTTACACCCAAATATCCTGAACCCTGGGCAATCAAAGTCGCAGAAGCAACAGCTCCTCCAGTTACTTCTACTCTGGCGGTTGCACCATACCACGTGGTTAACCCAGAATCATTATAAAGTTTTACGTTTTGATAAATTCCTGTAGCATTATAATTAGTTCCTGCATTTCCAACACTTCCACTAGTAAGACTACTAAAATTATGCCTATCACTGAATGTAACAGTAGATATTCCTCCAGAAAGAGTAGATACTGAAGATACAGTAATACCTATACCTAAACTCGTAGAAAGAATATTTGTACTTTCTCTGGTTATACTCTTTTTAAGTTCATTAGTTACAACTTGACCAAGTGGAGATCTCTTAGCAAAAGAAACTGATGATGGTGGATTATCATCTGGATTATCCATATCCTGTTGAGGATACAAATCTGTCACATTTTGACTATACTTTAAGGAAGTAAAGGTCTCTGGTATTGCATTATCAGCAGAAAGTGTATAAATGTGATAGATACCATCTTGCTGACCTTGAATATATTCAGATATTACCTCATTTCTATAAATATACAAGTTCTTTTGTAAATTATTTCTTTGATATCGTGGTAAATCAGTAGATCTAATTGTAGTGATACCTGTCATTGAAGATCCAGGAGTCTGAGAATTAGTATTATACTTAAACTCCATGTTATTAGGAACACTACTTATCGTAAAGGTTCCATTATAACCACTATTAGCTGCACCTACAGTATTAGCAGAATCTTGAACATTTTTAATAATTACAGTATCTCCAACATCTAAGGTATGAGGAAGATCTGTTCTTATAGAAGCAATTCCAACTGTTGAATCATAGAAAGATGTACTAATAAAACATGGATTTCTATCAAATGCATAATCACTATCAGTTAAAACACTTGTTCTAGTAAAATCAGTATCAGTAGTTACTCCTGTTGAACTTGATTCTTGAATTATAAATCCATTCTCTGGATTTTTAGCATCAGAAGACTCTTTTGGAATTACAACTCTAATTTGATATATCTTTTCATCTAAGCTTCTAGTATCCTCTTTTCTTTTTACATAACTTGAGTCAGTTTGAGTAATACCTGCAGTTGCAAGAGCAGAAAGTTGTCCTGTAATAGTATTAGTTGTATTTCTAACATTTATATACCACTGACCATTAGAGTTATCCCATTGAATAGGATGACCTGCTTCACCAGGATTTTTATCAGTAACCCTAGAAATAATACGAAGATTAGTTCCCCCTGAAACTGTAATTTCTGATCCATTTGCAGCATTAGACTCAGAAGATGCTAATTCAACTTCATTTGCACTTAAAGTTAATTTAGTTGTACTAGTTATTACATAATATACTGTATCCTCCGATAAATTTTCTGGAAGATCTCCATTATTACTTGCAATAATAACCTTTTCTCCTGTAGTTAAATTATGACTACCAATAGCAAAGGTATTAGTGCTAGAGATAGGTGGAGTAACAACAGAATAAGATTTTTCTGAACTACTACCATCTGGCATCAAAATTTCTGCACTATATGTAATACTTGAAATATCAACATATAATTTATCACCAAGAGCAGCACCTACCTTATAACCTTGAGCATTAAAAGGTGGTTTAATATCTTCATTTAAATAATTATACAAATATAACTTAGAGGTATTAACTTGAGATGTATCAATAGTAATCCAATCAACCTCTTCCTCTACTGAACTAATATTTCTAGGAGAAATAATAGAAGTAATAAATGCTCTATCATCTTTTGCAAATGCTTCTTTCTTAAATCCATCAGAAACTAAAGCCAATTGACCAAAGTTTGAGTTAGAGTTGGTAATGGAAGCATCACCACCAGTTTGTGCCTCAAAATGTTTAGTATATCCAATAGCAAATACAGAAACTATCTGTAAAATAGCATCATTGGTAATCTTAATATGACTGGTTTCCCAACCTGGTCGATATATTGCTCCAGAATCTAAATGATATACCTTTCCTACAGTAGTTACTGAAGAACCACCTGATAATTCACTGCCATCTACCGCACTATAACTATTTGATTGATATGTTCTACTACCTGCATCATATTTTACAAAAGCACGATCATCTTTTTGTAGAGATATACCAGTAAACTGAGCAACAACCATTGATTTAAAACCAGATGCATTATTACCATCAGCCTTCATACCATTCATACCCCATACTGATCTCATAGAACAGTTAAAGATATAAGGAGAAGAACCTTCTACAGTATCAGTTTCTATAGTTACAGTTGCTGAAGATACATTACCTGGCCCAAACTTAGCAGGTTCTCGTGCAGCTTGTGGACATGTATAAGTAAATACTTTATCATCAGTGTCACTAACCCAAGTAACAAGTGCTGAAATATTATACCCCGTAGGAGATGAAACACCTCTTATTTTAATTGGGGTTCCAACCTGAAGATTATGTGGAGTAGTGGTAGTAACTGTTACTACAGATGTAGCACCAGCATCAGTACCAGCTTGAATCTTAGATAATCTAATAGGGTCTGTAGCAAATGCACCAACAATTTCCCACTCTGGTCTTTGGGGTTCAAATGCTAATAAATTTAATGGATATTTTTGAGTATTTTCTATAGGTCTTGTAGATCCTTCATTATATGCATTTCCTACTTTATAGTAGTACATATCAAGATCATTACTATCATAACCAGGTACATTATTAACACCATCACAATATTCAAATACTGTTAATTTATTATGTGAGAATGTAGGGAATGCCTGTTTACCAGTAGTAAAAACATTATTATCAGTATAAACTAAATCTAATTCATTTCCATCAAAAATAGAAAACTGCCAAAAATAACATGAACCTGTTACTTTAAATATAGAAGATGTAGGAACAGTATCATCTGTTGGGTTTGGAACATATTTTGGTCTTATCTTCGTTTTCCTTAAATCTAGTCCAACAACGGAAGTACCTCTAGGTACAACAACTCCACCATCAACACTATTAAACTTATAAAGAATATTATCTGCTTGAGTTATATCAAAATTACTATTTAAATCTAAATTTAATGTATTTTTAGCAAGAGTTCCTGCTCCATTATCATCTTTTGTCCTAACCTTTGCTACATTTGAGTCATCATATATGGCTAAACCTGGCCTATTATCAACCGTATGCTCTCCGGGCATTAACAAGATTGTTGTTTTCTCTATAATATCATTACTATTTCCTTTAACATAAGAAAATCTAGCAGCTTCAATTAAAGCTCTTTGTAAGGTTTTAAAGGGTCTTGCAAGTGAGTTACCTTGATTATCAATTGTATCTGTTGAGTCTAAATCGCTTGGACTCACATAAAGAATACGACCTTCAGTATTCTTTATAAAATTATCTAATTTATTCAGAGGCATGGGATTATGACTACTAAAATTATTACTATATCTTATTTAGTTAGCTAGATCTTCTTCATA